TTGCGCATAGGTCGTTGGCGCAATATTCGCATTATCGACTGGCTTTGTATTATTTGGGTCGGTGATGTTGTCCCAGTCCGTTGGTTTGTTATCGTATCCAGTGACCTCCTGAATTTCATCCGCAGGGAACCAAGCAAATCCATTTTGTGCGGTGGGAATGTAACCGAAATAAGTCGAAACGTCCCGCTGATCTTCCACCCCGCGAGTGGTTACGCTGCGCACTGTTTGCGATGATCGAACAATCACCGTTGCCCCTAACTCGATAGTCACGTTCGTACTTGCTTGAGCGCTGTCGCCCGTGTTTTGCTGTAAATTCGTTTTATCAGGCAATGAACCTGCACCATCGATTAACCAAACGATACCACCAGCACTGCCACCCACGCCGCTGGCGCCATACAATGTGATCGCGTCAGTTGCAAACTCGCCCGTTCCCGCAGTACCGTTCCCGCCATCGGTTGATAACAACCCGCTGCCACCAAATGATGCGCCACGCGAAACGATCAGAACGCCACCACCGGATGCGCCACCATCGCCACCATACCCCACGCTCCGGGGACGACCGGGGAATAATGTGCTGGCACCCATCGCGGATGCATTACCGGCCGATCCGGACGAACCTTGCAAGTTGGCCGGAATCCCGGTCAACGATAAACCATCCGGGTTCGTAATGACCAAGCCAGTGATTGAACGCGCGGTCGAGTCGTATGATTCAAACAAGGTCGTGGTCGGGTAACTGGCAGGAAAGCCGCCCGTATTGCCAGCGCGGAAAACACCATAACTCATGCCGGGATCGCCGACAGCGCCAACCGTTCCTAATACGCCAATGGGGGGACCATCATCAACAGCCGTGGTTGGGGTTTTTATCGAAATTGCCCCGAGCGCCCCTGCGCTGCTGCCGGTCAAGGTGCCATTAATTACCAGACTTCCTTTTATTCGCAGCTCAATGTTTTTTGTCCAATCAACTGTGATACCTGAATTGATGGTCAGATCGCCATTGTAATAATAAATTTTCCGTGTCGCGTCTAAGCCTGTCAGTGTTCCGTTTGCCGTGACCGCTCCACCCGATATAGTCAACACCGTCGAAAGTTCAGTACCGCCGTCAGTGATCGCTTGAGCAACGTAGTAATCGTCTGACATCAATACTGTCGAACTAATGGGATCGAGTACCCCCGCCTCCGTACCACCGAACAAATCCAATTCGACTGCGCCTGTCACCCAATTGGTTGAGATTTGCTGAACTTCGAATGATCGCGACAAAGCCGTATCCAGATAAAAATCATTGATGCCACCCAAATCAACGCGAATGATTTCACCGACCTCGACTGCATCCCACCTTGGCATCACGCCTAATTTTAATTTCAATGGCGGCCCGAAATATCGGTCACCCAATTGATTGAAATAACTGATCACGTCTTGATCCGTGTGCGCGCCAGTGAATACGCCTCGGAACGCAAATTCGCGAACGTTATTCAAACCCCATCGCGCAATTGAATTCGAATTGATGACTTGAGTTTTTTTCCGGTATTGCTGCAAATTGTCGAGCCAGTTCCAATCAACCGAAATATTATTTATTACTGAATCGTAATCGTGAAGCAACTCGCGATAGCCAGTGATCTGCGAAGTCGCGATATACGTCGAAAAAGGCGAATACGGCAGAACGTTTTTGAATCGCTTTAAACCATAAGCACCGTTTGCATAAATGGGCATAAAGGTGCCAGACCAAAGCAGCAATTCATTCTCAATGAATTTTTTAGCATCAGTGGATTTTATGCCGTTGAATCTCACCATCTTCCCGCTGTCGTTTGCCTGATTCCATAAATCATTCATTCCAACATCAGTGAAATCGGTCAACGTTACATACGAAGTATTAATCCCTAAATTCCAATGTGAAGGCAAATCACCAGTTTGATTCACTACCACGCCAGTCAGCAATGCATAAACAAGGCGCAAAACACTCATTTCAATGTACACGTATTCCTCCACTCGCTTTTTTTGATCCGGATCGGATGCGGTGACGGTATGCGTTGCCGGTTGAGTATTCAACGCACCACGCGAAACGACTTGCAGCAATGTATAAGTGCCGGGATCAGCCCAACCGGAGTGGCAAATTATTTCATCATCGATTTTTATATACCCAACTGAGGCGCTCGGGTTAGCAGTGAAATTGGCATCATGTTCCAGAATCGGGAATTTAGTCGAAGCGGCAGCAATAGTTACCGGAATCGTTTGAGGCAAAGTTGCGACATCTGTAATAGTAGAAGTCAGAACACCCTGATGAATATCGAAAATAGTGGTTTTAGTCGAGCGTTGAATATCGGAAGTTTGAATGGTATAAACGCCATCTTTATTGGATGCGGAATCAATCAAATAAGTCAGCCGCAATGAATAATCATCCCAACTGGTTAACCCGGAAAATCCTTTGTATAACCGAACCACCTTTCGGCGCATACCAAAATCACTGTCCAACTTTGCTTTTATTTTTGCTGATAATTCGCCGCTGATATTTAACAGCGTGAACGTCACGCTCCCAATAGTGTGCTGCGCTTTGTCTGGGATGATCCGCTGCGATTGCCCACTGATCCCTTGTGGCATGATCACGCCATCTATTCGATCAATCGCGGCTGTTCCTGGTGGAACCAAAGCATCTGAGTGTGAAGTTAAATAGGTGATGTCGGACGTATTCGCATCAAACTCAATTGAAAGAACATAGCGCGGTTCTTGAACGCTATCGATATTATATAGCTGGTAGCTCTCGGTTTCGGCTTTCATCAGGGCATATATCGAGCAGCAAAAGAATAGCGGAATTTATTCGGGTGTTCCCGCGCTTCCGTATATGCGCTGCCAAACGAATCCATAATATAATCAAAGGTGTCAATCTGGAATTGCTCGCCGTATTTTACCGAGTCTAAAAATTCGCGCATATCATCAATGTCAGGTGTGGTAGTCGCATCAATTAAAACCGTGGTGATTGACTGAATAATATCGCCACGATGGATTGTGCTGACCGTGTTTCCTGACAATGAAATTGCTTGGTTACCCTCCGTTCGTGCCGTGCGTTGACTCTCGGAAATATCGACGGTGATGGTGTACGCGGTGTCTACCACGTGTCCACCTTGAATGCTGCGCTTTGCTACATAATCAAATTGCATTGCGGATTACTACCTCATCATTCAATTGCGCTTGCTCAAGCGCATCGACAAGCGCGCGGCGGAAATCGTCATTGGCAAAAACATTGCCCTCAATGTTGATTGTTATCTGTCGAGATGTGTCCACTGCCGTATTAGTCGGGGCAAATGATCCGGTATCTTGGATGACAGGATTGCCGGGCGTTCCACCCGTAGCAGCGAGACTTGGCGCCGCGCCACCACCACCGCCGAATGACGTCGACTGGATCGCCCGTACCTGTGCGAGTCCAGCTGCAATAGAAAGTCCAGCCAGCGCGATGTTAAGTGGGTAGGGATACGCGCCCATTGTTTTCGACGCGCCTTCATATGTTCCAATAACCGCATTCGCGATGCCTGCGATTTTATTGATCTGGAACATCTTTTTATTCTGGCCAGCGACACCTTGAGTCAACTCGACTGCGGCACCAACGACATCTTTCGTTTGACCCCACGCGGACTTCGCGGCGAACTTCTGGCGGTCGCTCATGTTATCCTTCAGGATCTTGGTGCGCGCCATTTCGAAGTCTTTCTCAAGCTCCAGCATTAAGGCTTTGCGCGATTCTTCATCAACAAGACCTCTATTAAACGAGTCGGCAACAATATCTTGGCGCCGATTCAAAGATTCTTGTAACCGTTCTTCTTCAGTCATCAGCGACAATGTTAAAGCGTCGAGCTTCACCTGGAGTTTTTGCTTTTCGGCGCTATCGTCGGGCACACCAGCCTCGGCCGACGGCCTTGCTTCTATTTTAAGCCCAGGCCGGTTACGGGTAGCATCCAGCGCTTCATACGATACCATCAGCGCCTCGATTCGTTTGCGATCATTTTCAATTAATTTATCGACGTGCTCAGCCAGCGGGCCGTTTAACTGCATCTCCTCTTTCTGCTTTACCAGACTCTTGATACCATCTGTTATTTGCTGGATTTCCAACCCGAGCGCAGACATCTGTCCAAGTGCGGATGCTTTCGAAGGATTCACAAATAACCAGAATTCATCAATGACTTTATTCGCGATTTTAACGGATGCCGGAATACCCTCTGAAAGCATATTTGCGAAATCCTCTAGCGGCCCAGCGACTCCAAGTGCCACCTGCATAGCCAGTCCGGAGAATGCGCCTTTCAGTCTTACCATCGCATCATTCGCATCAGCGGCAGCGTTGACCTGATCGACGCTGAGCGACAGACCAAGACCCTTGGCTTCATCGCGCAGCTCGCGAATACCTTTTGCGCCATTCTGCATCGATTGCAGCAGCGAGACTCCACGACCACCAAATAAATCCATCGCGATCCGTGTCTTGTCTCCGGCCACTGTAACCTTGCTCAGAGCCTCTGCGATAATTTCGAACTGGTCTTCAGGCGCCAACTGGTTGAGCTGTTGAGCATTAATACCCAATTGCTTCAGTGCTAGCGCGGCTTCACCGGTGCCCATCGCCGCGTCACTAACCTTGTCGACCATGTTCTGAAGCCCCTTCGTAAAGGCATTAAACGAAACACCAGAGATATCCATCACGTGCCTGTATTCGCTCAGCGCTTCGGTCGACGCGCCAAGTCTGAGGTTGAGCTTTTGGATTTCATCTGCGGAATTAATCGAGCCACGTATCAGTAACCCGATGCCGCCAACCGAGAGAACACCAAGCATACCATTCAGGCCCGCCATGCTAGCCCGCAGTCCGGCGACACCGCGTTTGATTCTGCCCAGCGATTGATTCGCCTTGCGATCAAAGTCCTTGAAGTGTCGCTTTGCTTTTTCGGTATCGGATTTCAGGCGGCCGGTTTCCAACCCAAGATTGACCAGCAGCGAACCTACTACATTATTTGCCATGCCTCACCTTTAAGTATGCTGCCCATCCGCGAATCTCATCAACTGACATATCGAGCACCTCGGATACCGACTTGGAAAGAACTTCTCCGACCATAAATAGGGTATAAAGGTCGGCATCCTGTTTTAGTTTTCCGCTATGTCATCCGTCGATAAATCCATCCCGGTCATTTCGCCGAAGATAGCAGTAATGTCAGTGAACGCGAAATCGTTCATTAATGACGTCACAGGAAAATCTTTAAATACCAATTCACCTTTATCGTCCAGCGCTCGCGTTTTTACATGCATACAAATCCCTTCAGCTACAGACTTCTCCGCAAATAGTTGGATTCGTTTCTGCTGGCTACCGGTCAACGGTTTCCAATAGATCAGCGCACCATCGAGCGACTTGACTGCGCAGCTTTCTAATTCACCTGCGAGGCGGCTTTCAAAGCGCGCCTTTAATTGCTCTGCGAGTGGATTCATTAGGCAGCTGTACCCTCAACTAATGCGCCGATGCCAGTTACCGAGAATGACTGAGTGATCACAGCTTCGTCAGCTATCGCTTTCGAGACACTGTTCACGATTGCGCTGCCGGTAAAGATAGCATCACCAGTAGTCGCGCCTTCAGGCTTGAATATCAATGCAACGGTCGAGCCGATAGTCATTGCACCCTGACCTGTGGCATCCGTTTCATCCCAGTGGCATTCAATCGAACCGGTCCACGAAGTACGGCCAGCAACGACAGATGAAGCAAGATCATTGATCGTGCTATTATCGATTGCATTAACGGATTCCTCAATTGAGAATCCCTTGAGCTCAGCGATTGTTACACCGCCAACTGTTACGAGTCCATCGACTCCGATATGATTTGCCATGCTCTATTCCTCTTTTTCAGTGGTTGGTGGTTTGGGTGGTTCGGGTTCGGGCGGTTCGGGTTCGGGCGGTTCGGTTGTCCAGCCTCGGTTTTCCATCGACGCGACTTTTGAACGATGGACTTCAACCGTTACCTCAGTAAGTTTGTGGTACATTAGCATAATTGATTACTCATAGTAAATAATGAAGTCCATGATACGCGATACGCCGGCAGCCTGGGTAACCGTCGCCTGATTAAATGTGTCCGACTCTTGATCATAGTTCAGATCGTGAATGCTTTCGATACGTGAATCCAGAATTGTAATATCTCCGACGATACCTTTAAACCGTTGCAGCGCGCCTTTTACCCCTTGTGATAATTGCCAGCGCTGGAATGTTGATATTGCATACAGCGTCAACTGGATCCGGGCCACGAACTTGCCGCCATCTGATCCTAGAATCGAATCGAATGGAATATCAGAAATCAGTTGGTATACAATCGCGCTGCCGGTATTCGCTACATCGAGCGCATCATTGGCCAATGTATTCGCATAGATTCGAGTCCCGGTGAGAGTTGTAACACCAGAGACCGCATTGAGCCGTTCGGTTATTCCGCGCTCGATTCCCATCTGTTATACCTTCAGGCCGTATTTCGCGATACGAGCCTGTATTTTTGTAGCCATAGCTTTTATAACCTCTGTCCGTTTCGAGTCGAGAGCAGGCCGGAGGAAAGGCTGGGCGTTGGTTGTAGCTGTACCGAACTCAACCTTTCCCGCATACCATGCATTTGCCCGTTTGGCGTTCCATTTTCGCCCGCTGCGTGTAACGACCGAAGCAACGACAGCTTCTCCGCGCTGACTCTTCCTCGCGACTATCGCCAGCGACCTTCGTAGGGTCCCGCTGTCCTGTGGCGCCCTTTGTCTGGCATCCTTCAACACGACTGCGGCACCAGCTCGGGCTGCGGACTTTGCAATATTCGTTTCAACCCTCAGACTGAATTGCGATAGTGCCCGATCCAGTTCCTTCCCGCCAGTAATCTTAAAATTAAAGCTGCTCATTGCAATACAGTTTCATTTCCAGGCCACGCTTCATCGGGTCGAATGCCGCAATGATCTTGTAATAAACATTCCCATTTTTGATTCGCATATCGGGCGTGATACCAGCCTTGTATCGAATCGTTATCAGGTGGGTCAATTCGGAGAACTGTTGGCGCGCATCTGTAAACTCTTTGCCAGATTGAGTTAGAATGAAAGCCCACTCTGTCGCGAATGTTGCCCATGCGTAAATAGCATCACCGACTGTATTTACCGAGGTTTGTGTACGCTGCTGGATTATGATCTTGGTATTCCGCCGACCAGCAGGATTGCTCACAACTTCAGATCCCGATGAGTCGCGAGTAATGACTTGGCGCCATCGGGCATACTCGACGCGATAGTGCCGATGATAGCATCTTCTCGACCGACGTCATGTGATCCAATCCACATCAGCATAGCCAGCTTGATATCGAACTCGACGTTGCCTGCGTGCGTCTTTCCAGCAATATAAGTAACAGTCACCGCGTCGAACTGTTCGCGGGTACTCGGGTATGTGACGCCATACGCTGCAGACAGCCGACCTTGGCCATCAAATTGATACTGGTTACTAGCCAGCGTCTGTGGACTACCGTTCGTGTCCACGTATTCTACTGACGTTATGGATTGAATGGGATGCATCGGGAGGAAGAGAACCTCCGCGAATGAGTCGAATGTCTTCACCCAGGTGGATGTAATAAGCGTCTTACCCAGATACTTCTCGACCTTGTGTCGGATGCCCGCAATAAATACCCGCAGCGCGTCATCGTCATCCGTACCCGTAATGCGCAGATGGGTTTTTGCATCACTTAGTGATAGCACTTCTGACTCGGAATCTAGTGTGCGCGTGAGGCTCATTTCTTGGCGACAGTCGGCTTCGGTGTCGTCGGCAGCGTCTTGGTCTTCGGCGGCTCGTCAACATATCTAGCCGACTTCATTGAATCGACACAATAAGCAGCGAACAACTCCGACACTTCGACTTCCTTTTCCGCAGAAAGAAATCCGAAGTGCGTTGTATTGAAGCCCTTTCCTAATATCCTAATTTTAACCATATTCATAAAGCGAGGGAATTGCTTCCCCCGCCCTCAGTTACTTCGTTACCCGATTAAGCCGGGGTCAGATCGCCACCAATGATACCGGCGGGACGTTCGATGGTCAAGCACAAACGGCGCTCGGCTCGAATGGTCACGAGGTTCTTGGTGAAGTTGTCGTCATCGGAATCAGATAGCTCGATGATTACACCTTCGCGATTGTGAATGGTACCAGCCATGCCGAAGTTGCCGACATAGAAAGTATCAGCCGCGATACCGTTGCTCTGAACGACAGGTACACCGAACAGGCGCGTGACGCCACCTG